CCACACATCTATTAACCACATTGGAATCGGCCGTTGGATAAAACCACATGACCTCTCCAAATAAGTTGTTAATTCCACAATAAATAAATTGATTTGAAGTTGTATTTAAATCATCATAAACATAGTCTTCTACCAAACAGTCCATCGATTCTAGTTTACCAGTAAATCTAAAGAAACCATTATCGGACATCCAGTACGCAGCACCATCAACTTCTACAGCTGCATTCTTTCCTATCAATCCACAGTTGGTTCCTACTTGTTCATAGGCAAAAGTAAAAGGTTGACCTACAAATCTCATGGTGAATAATGAAGTATCCGTCCATACATAAAGTGCATTTCTACCTAGTGTAGCTCCCATGATCCGTGAGCCGGCAGCCAGTCTTTGTGTGCCAGCGCTATTGATTGCAGTAGGTGCCCAGTCAGTTATATCCTCTTGAGAAGAGAATCTTATAAACATATCATCTTGGGATGTAGTATCTCCAATCGTTGTTTCTGTTCCAAATAAAACTAAGTGACGATCAGGAGTTGAGACTAACATATCTCTGGACGCGGTCGGTGCGCCACTAATAATTGTGGCTCTTGTGTCTACGGCATTAGCTAAATCTGCATCCCATTCAAATACTGGTCCATTGAAAATTAAAGCAATAAGGGTAGTTCCTAAATTATCCAAGGACCATAAACCAGGTTCAGCAACTTTATCAGTTGTAGCCGCAGCTTGGCCCCATGCAGCATAGTCACTATAATTAGTAACGGTTGCTCCATCAGAGTGGGCGGCTCTTGTAGTTCCTCTAGCATTTCTTGTAATTCCTGTTAGATCACTTCCTGAAACTCCTGTGTAAGAAATTTCTTCTGTGCCTACTAAAATATAATTTGTACCTGTGGTTGGAAATCCTGTAACTGAATCTAAAGTAATACTGGTTCCTGATCCTCCAGTTCCATAAGCATTGTCTCCTAAAGCTCCGTCTAAAGTTGTTGTTTGAGGATTAGTTACACTACCTCCGAACTGGGATATACCCCATCCATACACCCCAACCTGTTCAGCTGGGCCTACGGGATAGTACCATTTAACAGAACAATCTCCATCAGTAGCGGTTGCACTTGCGTTAGATCCCATAGTAATAGTAACCGAAGTAGGATTTACTACTGTTGTTATCATAAAACTTTTATTATCAAAATCAGAAGCAGAATAACCAGACCCTGTTGGTGGTGTAACATCTTCAAGAAATAAAATATCTCCTGCTGTCATTCCAGAAGTTGTAGATAAAGTAATTGTAAGAATAGCAGAGCTTGAAGTAGAAGCTAAGGCACTCGTTAATGCTCCGAAGTCAGTTTTAATTGGATGTATATCATAATACACCGCGCCAGAATAGGCATATAAAATTCTATTGGTTCCAATGATGGAATACTTAATTCCTTCTTTATTAACCATCTGATGAAGAGCTCGAGCAGACCCACATAAAGACTTGTCTCCTAGCTGTGACCATCCCCCTAGTTTTTCAGGAGTACCATATCTAAAACGAACGTTTTCTCCATCCGTCCATTGGGCTTCGGCTCCTGTAGGGGTAATCTGTTTATTAAATCCTGGTAAAAAACCTATTTTTTGTAGCATATTAAAACCTATTTATTATGGTTTATATCAGATTGGAGGGGAATTCAAATGTTTTAAAGTAAGGGGAATCTGTGGTGGATTATCCCCTCACCAGCGTATTTTATAAATTATTTTTTAGGTAATGTAAAGCCTTTAAACCAACCTGGAAGTCCTAAGAAGGGTCGCTTATCAAACTTATTTTTTTTAGCGGTTTTCTTTTTAGCATCATTATAATGTAAAAAAACTTGACCACAATCTTTGCCAGGAAAAGCTTCACGCCAATGCTCAATATCACATCCAGAATATATTAACATATCTCCGGGTTCTAATTCTACTTTGATACCTGCTTGACCTTTTTTACCTGTTGGATCTAAGTAAAGGGGCCATGGATCTCCTCCTAAATTCAAAGTAGTAGAGACTTCGCATGAGTATCTATCTTTGTGTCGATGAAGAACGTCTCCTGTTTTATAAATCCTGGCATAAGAATAAGTTTCATTTAACTTATATCCTGTCTCTTTTTCCATTTTTACTTTTAAAGCTTCCAGCAATGTTTCCATTGCTGTATCTGAATAATGAGAATAGCTATTGGGAACTTGTTTATCGGTCCATATTCCCCAATAATCTGTAAAGGGTGAGATATATTTTTGATCAAATAAAAATCGAGCTACTTGTCTTTTCTTTAAAAAATAAGAATAGACAAACGAAGCCAGTTCTTTGGATATTGCTCCTCTTAAAACTTTGTATTTATTTTTCTTGAATGACATTTTATTCCTCCTTTGGGGTAAATGTAAACCAGCCGGTTACAATATATTTTTCATATTTTTTGCTAATTTGTCCTTTATGAGTGTGAGTCCAATCAGAAGGCCAAATAATAGTAAGTCCTTTATGGGCCGGTATTCTTAACTTTTGATATTTAAAATAAGTTCCTCCATCAGAAACATCATTTAGATAAGTCATAAAAACTAATATTCTATCAGCATTTAATAAACCCGTTCTTTCACAATGCCATTTTTTAAAGCCGCCTCCTGCTGGATAAGACTGAATATTATATCCCCCTCTTGAAAGATTAAATTTTTGTAATTCTTTTACTTCTGTAAATTTGTTTTGATACTTTTCTAAACAATTTTGTAATTCAGCTCCGTATTTATTTAATGGATAATTTTTATTGCTAGATGAAACAGTTATGTCTAAAGATTCTTTTACTTTTTTATTAACTAATGTTTTATTTTTTTTTGTCGCCAACCCTTTTTCTTTAAAAGGAGCTGGTATTTTTTTAAAACTTTCTCTTATTTCATCACAAGTTTTTTCATTAATATACCACCCACCTATAAAATGTTTTTTTTCTATTTTATATTCTTTCATGCTTTAATGCTCCTTTTGATATTGCTTGACAATTAAAATGTATAAATCTAAAGGGTTCATAACCCATATCAACCGCATACAGATGAGGCATATACGATGGAAAGAAAATTATTCTTCCAGGTTTTACTCCATAATTAACCTGAGAACTAGCATAAGTTATTTTTGTTTTATCCTTTTCAGGTAAAAGATTCATCAGACTTCCTGATCTTGGATCTTGAAATATTGGTTGGGATGTTTTTTCACTAGCTTTTAAAAAATAAAAACCAGACATATGACCATTCCAGTGAGTGTGTAGCGTATGATGACCTCCTCCATTTTTTGCAAATTCTTGTACCCACATTTCAGTTATAAAAATTTGATGATGGGTTAGATCAAAACCCATCTCTAACAATAAATTATGAGATGTAGCTCCGATATAATTTTGTAAAGTTAAAAAACTAGGGTTCCCAAGTAATGTACCAGAATGAAAAACATGACCCATATCTCCTTTATCTCCATGCTTTTTATTTCTTTTAGCGATGTCTTTTTTTAAATTTTTCTTGGCTGTTGCAATATAAGGATCGGAAGCTTTATTTAAATCATCTACAAATGCTGGCTCATCTGCAAACCATACCGGACATTGAAAATAATTTTCTCTGGTTAATTGTGTTGGAAATGCTCGAGAACTTCCACCGGAGATCTTATCAAAATCCTTTTGAGTTTTTAATTTTCTACCTTTCTTCATTTAAAGGGCCATCCTAAATTCCATATGACTAAACTATATCTTACTCCTTTAGTGATTGGTTTTACCCTGTGCCATAAATCAGCAGGAAATACAATCAGAGATCCTTTAGGCCTAATTTCTTTTACCGTCCTAGTGTTGGGCTTTTCACCAGGACTCTTGTTTCTAAAATCTACTTCAAAGTCTCCTCCTTTATATTCTTTTCCATCACATAAGGATAAAGTAACTGAAATCTTTCTAATTTTTCCATGGGAAGGAGTGTTAGGTTTGTTATAAATTCCAGGCCAGCCATCACAATGCCAATCATAATATTGTCCTTTTTGATATTTAGTAAATTGACAATTTTCTGAATGATCCCATTGAAAATTCCACTCAGCATTACGGTTTGCTTGATGTACATAAGGGTGAATTTCTTTATAGATCCAACGCTCACTTAACCAAACAATATCTGAGTCTCTTTTCTTTTTTAAATCTTTAACTTGTTTGTGATTTAAGTTTTTTAATTTACCATACTTCCCAGTAAGTGCCAGTTGGTCTTTAATGGAAATTGCATATTTTTTAATTTCATCACAGATTCTATCTGGAACAGCTTTCGGAAAATACCAATATTGATGGTGTAGGTTCATATGCCTTTATAAGACATTTATATATTAAATAAATAGGAAAGTAAAGATTTGATCTAGATCAATTATGCAGATACCCAAGCTAGAGCTGATGCATCCCAATTAAATGAGTTACTTGAATTATCGGTCGCAATCCATTTTTGACCTGCTTCATCCCAACTTATATTTTTATCTATGTCATCAGTTGGATGAGTAACTGGTGCTTGCCAGTCATCATTTTCATCTAATGCCCATGAAGCATAGGGTTGAGGTAAAAGAAATTTGTCTTTTGCAGAATCATAAATATAATTTATGCCAGCAAATTGTTTTCTAAAATTGTTATTGTAAGAAGTTTGTTTCCAAGTTCCACCTTTGAAAAAATTAATACACCATTTTTCACCATCGACATGCATATCATTATCTCCTAAAGGTCCAGCTGCTGTTGAAATATCGTTACCAACAACAACTACTCTTGTTACTACATTATTATCATCGATTTCCGCAAAATATGCCATAGTTTTATGAAATTGTTAAACAACCACTAACTGTAAATGTTGCTATTTTATAACTACTACAGTCAGGGGCTACTCCGGTTGTGTTTGTTCCTGGGTTGACAGTTAAAGTTGCATCCGATGGTAATCTTACAATTACAATACCAG